ACCATCATTGGTTACTCCCTTCATTTGAGAGGGCCAATAATAATCATCCAAGTGTATTGAACTATCGAGCTTTTGTTTTCTTTCTAAAGACACTGCGCGTATTTTTGCGCGTATAGCTTCAAAGCCTTGGAGGGCTTCATCTCCATAATTTGTTTTAACATGTTTAACAAGATCTTCGTAAGCTTGTTTTCTTATGTCTATATTCTTAAGAGGATTCTTTATATCTATTTGACTCATGTTTAAAAGCAAACGAGTTGCTTCTGCGTCGTCTTGTATAGAATTAAAAAACTTTGTAGTGTTAGAACCGCGCAGTACGTTTTCTGTTACTGCGTGTCTACGTGCCATAGTAGACGCAACGCGCTGAATAGATGCGCCGAAGCGTTTACCTACATATTTCTCTCCCATTATCTGAGCAGAAGAAATGTAGTTTCTAAACCATTTAACAAACTTGTTTGGATCATACTTACCATTAACAAAACCAACATCGTCAGCAAGTGTTCCTAAACGCTTACGAAGTTCTTGTTCTGTTACAGTGTCAAAGTTTATTACAGTTTTTCCTGACACAGATTCAGCGGCTCTTAGTTTTTTGATAGGAACGCCTAGTTCGTCAGACACAGCCTGCAAAGCTTTTCCATAATCTAAACCTTCAAGACTCTTGCCTGTTTCATTAAAGTATTTTAAAGCATAGTCGTCCATCTTACCTTGAAACGCAAGGATAACTTCATCAGCTTGTGGTTCTATCTTAAAAGTTTTACCGTCAATCTCTTCTGTTAATTTACCTTGAAGATAATCACGCGCTCTTTTTTCTTTTGCTATCTGCTGCTCAACTTCTTCAGCGGCTTTCAAAGCACGACCTTCAGCACGACCAAGCACACCGCCAACAGCAGCACCAAGACCGCCAGATACAGCGCCTGTTTTTAACGCATCAACAGTACGCTCTGCGAAGTCACCTTCACCTTCCATGAAACCATAAACAGCACCTTCAGCAAACGCTACGCCTCCCTGACGAACTGCGCCACTAGCTAAAGTTTTACCTACTCCTGCCATTTTCATCAGCATAGAGCTAGGCATTAAGCTAGTTCCGATTAGAGTTGTATACGCCAAAGCAGGGTGTTGTTCAAAAAGCTCTTCTTCAATTCTGCGCTCTTCAGCTAACTGTGTTTCGTAATCGACACCCGTAAGCTTGCTTAGTGCAAACGCTCTAGCTTCGTCTCCAACAATACCTGCTGTAAGACCCTCAAGAGCAACGCCACTTATTGCTCGGATCTCTTCAGTTACGTCTAAAGGATCTGCAACAATACGCCGAAGCTCTTGACCTTTTGCTATAAGTTCTTCAGGCGCTCCTTTAGAAACAAGCTTTTCAAGCATTGAATCAACTTCAGCTACACGCGAAAGCAAAGCTTCGTTTTCTTCAACAGCTTCAATTTGTCTTTCTTCCCTGCTTAAAGGAATATCTACACCGCTGTCCAAGCTTTGAATTAACTGAATAGCTTTATCTAAAAGCTCTTGAGGAGCGTTCTTTTCCTTAAGCTCTTTATACGTATTAAATACTTCAACTTTCAAAGAAACGGACATTGAAGTTCCTCAGTCAATTGCGTTATCTAAAAATGCTTGAGCTTGTTCTCTAAATTCCCTTGCTAGTTTTTCTTCCGGCGTTTCTCCGTTAGCTCCATCCCCTTCTGTTGCAAACATTAACATAGCCTCATCAATAGAAGAACCGTTAACAAAAGCATCAGCAGCTTTCAAGGCTAGTTTTGCAGCCATTGCGTTTTCTTTTTCTTCAGTGTCACGTCCCGGAAGGTTTAAAGTTTGCACATAAGAAAGTGCAGCCTCTTGAAACAATCCAGCCATAGCCGCTGACGGAACTGTTCTGCTTGCGTAACTACTTGCCAATGCTTTAGAAAGAACAGTATTTGCTGTCTTGGGGTCATGTTTAGCCAGCTTCATAAAAGTACTAACATCGGCATCTTTATCAAGCCCTAACATTTTTCTAACGTCTTCTTCTTTATAAGAAAACTTTCCATCCTCTGCGTCTTTTCGTAGCTTTTCAAGCTGAAGATCTTTAGCTTCATTTTCTTTTTCAATAGCAGTAAACACACCTTCTTTGTCTGGATAAGTCTGTAAAAACTTTTCTTTGCCTCCTTCCGTTCCAGCTAGTCCACGCGCAAGTTGCGTAGCTGAAGCGTATTGAGCACTGTCAAGCTCAAGTTTTCGTTTAGTTGCGCGGTAATCAGAAGTGTCCATAAACTCTCGATGCTGTTCCGCTGCTCTTTGTGATGCCTCTTCTGAAAGACCTAACTGTTTCAATCTAATTTGAAGACCTTTGTCTGCACGCTCAGATGCTTTTCGTGCCTCTGTCTGCCTAAACACAGCGTCTTCTGCCTGCATAGACATTTGAGAAATGTTCATTGGATCAAGCCCCGGAACAGCGCCACCAATGGCATTAGCAGATTGCTGCAGTGCAGTTAGTTTTTCCTGTTTATCTGATGGACTTAGTGATTCATCTTTTAAAACAGAAGTCATTTGATTTTGCAAATACCCCAACCCGCTTTGAGCGTTTTGCTGACGCTGTTCTAATCGAAGGGCTTTAGCTTGACTTGATAACTCTAACGCAGCTTTAGGGTCTGTCTTAATAATAGATGTTGCAGCGTTTTCTATTACATCTGGATCGTTGCTTGAGATTGCTGTTTGTAGCTGCTCCAACATACCCTGCCTAGCTTTACGTTCAGCAGCCGCTGCAGGCGCACCGCCGATTGCACCGCCAAGCTCAAACAAACCCTGACCGTAACTGGGCTGAGTTAGGGCCTGTAAAAATGATTGTCCAAATCGTGCCATTATGAAGCCCCTCCGCTAGAATTTCCACCGCCCATAAACCCGCCAAACAAACCATTAGGGCCAAACAAGGCATTAACACCGCCGCCAAGAAGCTCACTCAAACCGCCATAGCTATCAGTAGGCGTAGCCAACGCACCTAAGAGTCCTGTTCCTAGTTGCCCCATAAGGTTAGCCTGTCCCAGACCTGCACCCAGAAGCGCCTCAAGACCACCCATAGATGCTTCACCAAACAAGTTAGCACCTGCAAGCTGACCCCGCTGCCGTAACTGTGGAAACAACTGAGAGGCTTGCAACGCCTGTAGCATCTGCGCTTGAGGCATATAACTAGCCCCTAACATTTGCTGACCAAGGGCTGCTTGCTGCGCCTGTTCGCCTCTAGCTTGTTGCATAGCGCCTAGCATAGCTGTGTTCTGCGCTTCTGCTTGTGCTTTAGCCATAGCAAGTTGCTCTGGAGTACCGCCGTACTGCGCTGTTTGTACACCTAAACGTCCCTGTGCCGCCAAACGTTCTTCCATCTCCTGCCGCTGACGCTCTTCTCCGGGCATCTGTGCGGCTCTCATCTGTTCGTATATGTCAGTCTGTCTCTGCGTTATGTCACCACCCGCAGCTTGTAACATGGACTTCGCTTTGTTGAACATCTGTTGCTGAAACGCTTTTTCTCCTTCAGACCCAGACATAGTTACTTGACCTGTCTCTGGGTCATAACCAAAGATACCACCTGTCGATGTAGTCATACCGAAAGGCTGAAACTGCGTCTGAGTTAAACCTTCTTGTGCAATGCCCATTGCTCCTTGTTGAGCAGCATCACCAATAGCGCCTAGTCTGTTATAGGCATTCGCTAAAGCAGCACCTCCGCCAAACATTCCTAGAATTGGTGCTAGACCGCCTAAGAAGGCTTGGAGGTTAAAACCAGTGCCGCCAGCAGCAGCATCAGTACCGCCAGCAGCAGCATCAGTACCGCCAGCAGCAGTGCCGCCTCCTGTTTGCTGTTGTTGCATTACAGCACTAGGCACTGTGCCGGTGCCTCCTACTTGCTGCGCCATTTGAGCGACTGCCTCTTGAAACGCCGGATCACTTATTAAACTCATAATGTTTTACCCATCAATGCTAATACGTTAATTTCCTGAATTGAAACTTCTGAACCGTTTATGTCGGATTCTACGCCTACAGTAATAATAGAACCGCCGCTAGTTGTGTTAATAGACTTACGTGTAATAGACGTGCCGCCTGAAAATGCAGCAATGTTGTACTCATCGTCTTGGTTAAAGAAAGCAATAGAACTTGTGTCAGCCCCTAGTTGAAACGAAGAAGAGTTAAAGTTATCGTTTAGATCATAAGCCCACTTTAAAAATATAGTTTCTGTTCCACCGCCTACAATAGTAGGTCGTAGTTTTTTCAGAAACTTAGTCTTAGAAGGATCACCAAAAGTCAGTCCGGGGCTAACGTACTTAAATGTGTAAGCCTCTCCCTCGTCTTGGTACCCTAAATAAGTACCGATTCCGTTAGACGTTCCTGTGTACAAAGTACCGTCATCTTTTCTATGCCATGCCTCAAACTTACTAGAAGGCCAGCGGGTAACACGATAAGATCCGTTCTCTAGTTTGCCTCTTAAATCAAAACATAACGTAGTGTTTTCGGCAGGAAATGTAAGTAAGTAAAAAGAATTTTCAGGACTGTATACGCTGTTTGTAGGGTCTGCTCTGTTAGCAATAAGTGTTGACAGTTGATTTTTTACGTTTCGGCTTAAGTCAGACAGCGGCATAGATTTTTCTTGGATGACGCGACCAACACTTCGTAAACCGCCGTGAGATAAAAACAATACATCAGTACCAATGTGTTGGACAGAATTTCTGCAAATACAACCAAGACCTGCTACAGTGTCTGTAATAGCCATGTTAGCCGGAGAGTTAGCACCTCCGTAAACAATAATGCTGTGCTCGCCAAAAATAATCAGTGAATTGTTGTGCGCTGCTAGTGCTCTTACTTCATCTGCACCGTCAGGCCAAGCCTTAGATACATCAATAGATCCGCTTGAGCCACCAGTCCAGCTATGACCAATAAGCAAGTCAGACCAATAAATAGTAGTCTTATTGTTTGTGGTGCCTACACACCAGAGTCTACCAAAAGCAGCTAAAGCCTCGTGACAGTATTGGTTAGCGCTGACAGACGCACCAGTAACAGACGACATGGGTGTAACAGCGCCTAACGCATTGCTGTAAACAAGAGGCTCGTAGCCGCGTTGAAAAAAATAACAATAATCGTTAAAGTTTACCATCTTCCAGTTGTTAGCAGTGATGGTGTAAGTTGCAGGAGTCTCGTCTACAAGCGTAGCATCTCCCGATAGTATCTTGTTGTTCCCTGTGCTAAACAACTTCTCGTTGCCAGTTTGATCGTAAAAGTAATGAATCCTGTGTATACGGTCAGAGCCTAACTCAGTCTTGTCTGTAGTAATAAGATTAATACCTTTGCG